GACCGGATGCTGACCCTTGCGATGACAGAGAAACCGATTGTAAAACCGGTCGGTCTCGTTGAACCTTTGAAGGTCCGTGTCATCACGAAAGGGCCGCCCTTGACGTACACTGTACTCAAGAGCCTTCAGAAATTCATGCACGACACACTGCGGCGACAAAAGACGTTCCAATTGATTGGGACGCCTGCCACAGAGGCGACCGTGCTAGACCTCCTGGGGCGCAAGCTGGGTCCTGATGAAGTCTTCCTGTCGGGGGACTACACCGGGGCGACGGACAACCTGAAATCTTGGGTTAGCGAAACTATCGCTGACGAGATCTCGGCCGTCTGCGAGCTGACGGAGAACGAGCGCGAGCTGTTCATCCGTTCACTCACCAAGCATGTGTTTGAAGGGGAAGATGGTACACATTACCAGCAGACCACGGGCCAACTGATGGGCTCCGTGACTTCGTTTCCTGTCCTCTGCATTGCCAACGCGGCGCTTGTGCGCTGGGCGATGGAGGTAGCAGAGAAGAAGACGAAGAAACTGCGGGATTGTGCCATGGGCGTTAACGGTGACGATGTGGCGGCGAAGAGCCACCACAGTATTTACCGTATCTGGTCGCGGATCACAGGATTTGCCGGTCTTGAGGAATCCATCGGGAAGACATATGTCTCCCGTGAGTTCGTCAACATCAACAGCCTGTCGTTCCTCTACGGAATCGACCCCGTTCACCTCACTGAAGAAGAGGAGGAGAAGGGAGTCGTGAAGGTAGGGACGCACCTGGTGGAGGTGGAGAGCCGGCTGTACCAGACGTGGTTGAAGGACCCGTCAGGTCCCGCACCGAGCAAGACGACCAATCGTGCCTGTCCGTACACGGTGGTGCCGTACATCAACATGGGGCTGATGATGGGGCTCGACCGGACGATGCAGGTGAAGAATGGAGAGTTGGTCAAGGCCGGCTTTGAGGTTCTAGATGACCCTCGAGCTGACCTATCGTCCAAGGCAGAGTGGCTCGTTGAGCACAGTCCGAAGGATGTGGTGGAAGCAGTTTACACTGAATTCCTCCGCACCCACAAGACCATGCTTGACGGGACACACCTGCCGTGGTTCCTCCCCAAATGGATCGGTGGTATCGGGCTGCCCGTTCTGAACGAGAACAACCGCATTAGCGAACTGGATCTCCGGATCGCGATGCGGATCATTCTCGGGTGGAACAAGGGGCCGAAGAGCCGACCGATTCAGATTGGTATGGGACAGTCGGCATGGCAGGTGCGGAAGCTAGCAAAGGCTGGG